CATCATAAGCAAACGAGGTACCTGCTTTGTTGGCAGCGTCTTGTAACTCAGATAGCATGCCTGACTTCGATGCCAGGTCATATGCACTGTCTAATGCACGAACCAATCCTCTTTCTAAGGCAGGATCATCTAGCAATTTTCTATTATTACTCTGATTCAGGTCTAGACTTACTCCAGCAGCATCCACAAGACCTCTAATCGTTCCAAACTGATTATCCAGTTTGGTGCTCATAAGCAGTCGATGGGCAGCACCTTGGATAGTAACCTTCTGGTTCAGAAGACAGCTTTTACCAATACATTTGTTACTCATTAGTTCTTGAGGGTGCCTTTACGATAAACCGTGTCAGGATCAATATCAATTTCAACGGACCCGAAGTCCCTAACAAATTTTTCAGAATCAAGGTTGACTGCTTTATCCCACTCTTCTGTTGCAATAGTGAGGAAGGGACTGCGGACGTAGGATTTTAGGTATTTATGGAACCCCCGCAATCTTGCTAAATCTTCTCCAGCATCAATATATCTCATTATTGACAATCTATTCTCTGGTTTATGGTAATGTAGGTTGACACCCCAAAATACTGTGCCTCTTTCTACCGCAATCAGATAGCACAATGGGTTGCGGTCATAGAAAGGCAATTGCTCTGCTGTTTTTGCTGTATATTGAAACAGAGCAATTTTGCCAGGGATTGGTCTTCCTTCCAAAGTTGACTTTGGGAATTCATCTCTATATTCCAAGTTCCTTCTCCGTCATGACTTGAAACTCCCATCGGCGGTCAGCACAGAACTCTTCTGCTGCCTTCCACTTTGCTTGGTTTTTGGCATATTCGAGAGTTTCATAGATATGCTTTTTGGTCTTCCTTTTTGTTGTTGGAGGAGCACACTGCTTAGCAGGTTTGATCTCAATAATCTTCTCAACAATTTGACCCTTTACATTCTTGTATTTGATGTAAAAGTCAGGGAAGTACCTACGGACACGTTTGGTCGTAGGGTCATAATATGGAATATGAAACTCTTCAGATGCCCAGAACAAAATGTTCTCATTCTTGTCGCAATAAACCATAAACTTACGTTCCCAGAGAGAACGATAGATTATGTTTCTTGAATCCCCCTTATACTTCCTCGGATTCGATGGTCTATACCGACCTTGATATGACATACATAGTATACTAGACCACTCTATATTTAGAGGCATGGCAGAAAGAGCCGAAGTTATAAGTGATCCTAAAAGGAGGATTCTAAGAACTGATGACCTCTACCTTGGTAGGACTAGGGCAGGCGGTATTGTGCCCGCCTTCAACAACATTTATGATGTAACGATTGATTTTTCAGGTGATAAGGCAAGCACCTTGAGAGGGCACATCAAATCGACTGTGCTGTACGAGACTGAGGAACCTCCTGGAAGTTACCTTTCTCTGTTTTGCTCAGAGGCACTTCTTCCTGGAAGTCAGTTTCAAACTTCCTCTGTTGATGGACTTCGCCAGGGTTTGCAACAGCAATACGCTTTGTATCGTAGATATCCCGATATCAACCTGACGTGGTATTCTCAAAGAGATTACTTTACTAATGATGTGTTCAATGCCTGGATGGAATTTATGTCTCCTCCGGATTTTGGTCAAGACATGGTAACTTTGGATCAAAAACTGAAAGGGAGTAATCCTGCTAGAAGGATGAGATATCCAGATCAGTACAAGTGTAATATGGAGATCACGTCATTTAGTCGTGACGCTAACAATCCCAGTTACATCACATATCATATTAGAAGAGCATTCCCAAATAACATTGTTGCTGCTCCTTTGGCATATGGAAAAGCAGAATTGATCAAGACTACAGTATCTTTTGCTTACGAAACATACTACATTGGTCGTCAAGGTAGTTCTGCTAATGTTACCAAAGCAAACAGTGATGGGATTCTCTTACCTCTCAACCCTGAAACAGTAATCGACGGAACTGACGGTCCGTTACCTAGGAGTAATGAGGAACCAACCCGCCCCGGAGCAGACGCTGGCACAAATCTTGATTCCAAACCCCTACCCCCTGCCGCTACTAAACCGCTCCCCGATGTATTCAACAGTCCTGGAGAGAGATCTTTCGGGACACCCTAATAAATACCTGTACTGAATTGAATTGTTATGCCACTGCCTAAGGTTGTAACACCTGTTTTTGAGGTGAATCTGCTATCGACTGGTAAACCAGTCAGATATCGACCATTCCTGGTCAAAGAAGAGAAAGCACTATTGATTGCACTTGAAAGTGGTAATGATAAAAACATCATTGCTACTGTAAAAGATGTTCTCAAAGCATGTGTAGTCACTCGGGGAGTAAAGATTGATACTCTCCCCTCATTTGATCTTGAATACCTATTCTTGAACATCCGAGGCAAGTCAGTTGGTGAGACTGTAGAACTGCTGGTCACTTGTGCTGACGATGAGGAAGTCAAGGTTCCTCTGATGATTCATATGTCAGAGATCGGTCTGGATGTTCCTGATGGTCACACTGACACTATTGAACTTGATGGAGGAATCTCTATCAAGATGAAGTATCCATCTATGGATGAGTTCCTGAAAAACAACTTCAGTGTTACTCAACAAACCAACAAAGACACGGTGGATGAGGCATTCAAGGTAATTGCCAAGTGCATTGACACTGTGTTTACTGAAGAGGAAGCATGGTCTGCTAGTGATTGCACTCAAACAGAACTGGTGAAGTTCATTGAGCAGTTGAGTTCAGCACAGTTCCAGAAGATTGAGAACTTTTTCTCCAGCATGCCCAAATTGAGGTATGAGGGGAAGGTGACTAACCCAAATACTGAAGTTGTGACTGATGTAGTTGTTGAGGGTATGTCAAATTTTTTCGGATAATGCTATATCACACGACCATTGATGTGTGCATGGAAGTCAATTTTGCTCTCATGCAGCATCACGGGTGGTCATTGAGTGATATAGAAAGTTTATACCCGTGGGAAAAAGACGTATACATAAAGTATCTCACAAATTATCTTGAGAAACAAAGACTAGAGGCAGCACAGGACGCTAATGCCGGATTCTAACGTACAGTCTGTTACTCCCATGATTGCCCCTTTGCGGGACAAGGTGGAGGAACAAGCTGTTGCGTTGAATGATAATGTAGATAGAACGAATGATAATATCAGACGTTTGGGACGTATTGTCCTAGACATGGAAAGAATGGATGCAAGCATGAAAGTCATGCGTGCAGACATCAGGAAAGATCTTAGGGCACGAAGGAGATACTTTAGAGAAGAGCAGAAACTTATAAAGAAGGATATCAAGCAGACAGAGAAACTTGGTAACTCTTTTATTGGATTTAGAGCAACCCTTGCCGGTTTAGCTGCTCTCAGTGCTGGAAGAGAGTTTGGTCAAGGTGATATAATCGGTGGGTTACAGGATAGTGCAATTGCTGTTACAGCAATGCTACCTGAAATCACAAGTACAGTTTTAGGAGCAGTAGGTTTGGCATTAGGTTTGAAAGGTGGAGGCGGGCGCGGACCAACCGCCGGTCCTAGAGCAGCAGCACCTCGTGGGAGAATGCGTGGTGGTCCAGGGTTTATGGCTCTGTTACCACTGGCACTTCTTGGTAGTTCTATGTTGATGGGTGGTCCTGCAAAAGGAGATCAGACCCGTGTAGAGATGATTCAACAGCAATCTATTGAAGATAGTTTGATCAGTCCTAAAGAAGTAAATTTTTTCAGTGCCACAGTTGGTAGATTCAACCGTATTCTGGACAGACTTCTGGGCAGGGAGGTCAAAGATCCCAATATCAATATCAATGATCCTGACAAAAAACCAAAAAAACCAAAAAAACTTGATCCACCGGATGACGACGATGATTCACCGGCAAAGGTTGATCCTATTGACTCGATGTTGCCTGGTATCAATAGAACTCCTCTAGATGATTCTCAAAAAGAAGCACTCATTCAACTCGTAAGAGAAGGTGAGGGCACTGCTGATGCTCAAGGATATAACAAATGGTTTGGTGGTGATACCAGTCTTGATATCACCAAGATGACTGGTAATGAAGTGATGCAGGAGCAAATCCGTCGCCTTGATGCTGGCGAAACTCCTAAGTTTACTGATGCTTTCGGTGTGACATCGACCAGTGCTGCTGTTGGTGCAGGTCAGTTTATGAAACCTGAGCAGGTCATGATCGACATGGGTCTAGATCCTGCAACCACCAAAATGACTCCTGAGGTTCAGGATGCGATGATCCTGCATCTGGCAATGAACACACGTGGTGTGGATCTTTCTGATGGGATTGACATGGCTGAGATGAGGAGATTGGGTAAGGAGTGGGCAAGTCTCACTTCATACCATGGTCAAAAAGATATCACTCCTCAGGAGTCGATTGACAGGTATAACACGATCTTAGAAGGTATCAGGAAGCGTAAAGGAGAGACTAAAACTGACCCGCTGGGTCCTCAGTCATCTCTGCCAATGCCGAGTATTCAACCTTCTACTCCTGCTCCCCAGATTGCTGCTGTTGCACCCGAACCGCCATCTCCTGCATCAATCACGATTGATCCAAACTCTGCTGGCACCACGGGATCTGAGATTGCATCTACGGCATTGCTGAGTCAGTATAACATCCCAGCAATGTTCTCATGAGAAATATAAAACCACTAACTAGCGTAATAAAACAAAGAAATCTACAGGTTTCTAGACTTGAAGAACAAAGTCTGAGACTGAGGAAGAAACTTGTAAAGACGCGGGGAGAAGCATTTGAGAAGATCCAGGGACAACTTGGTAATACTTCTTCCTCTTCTGGTGGTGGTATTGGTCAGGGTCTTTTAGGTCTGGGTGGTGCTGCCCTTGGTGGCAGAATGCTTAGAGGTCTCAGGAATAGGTTTAGAACACCTCCGAGAACTAAACCTGCCAATAAGATTGTTCCGACTAGGGGTCTTAGAGGTGGTGCTAAACCACGCATTCCATCTATCCGTGGTGGACTGCGAATGGGCAGGTTCAATGCCATTGCCACCACAGCACTGACTGGGGTTGATTATGGACTGAGACGGGCAGAGGGTCAAACCCAAACCCAGGCAGTCAGTGGTGCACTTAGTACAACAGCAGGTGGTTTGGCAGGTTTTGCCGCTGGTGCCAAAGGCGGTGCTCTACTTGGCGGATCTATTGGTGCACTTTTTGGTGGAGTTGGTGCTGCCCCTGGTGCTGCTATTGGCGGTCTTTTAGGTGGTTTACTTGGTAGTTTTGGTGGTGCAAACTTGGGTGCCGCTATTTCTGACAAGGTAACAGGAGCAGATCAACGGAGAAAGGTAGAGGAAAAGAAATCAAGACTTTCTGCGAGGACGAGTAAATTTGGTCGTACTGTTGAAGAATTTGATAATGCCTTAGATCGCTTTGATCTACTTACGAAGAAGAAAATTTACTTCATTGATGATGAGTACAATATTGATGTTGATGTAGATGGTGATGACGGTCCTCTTGATCCTCGGATACCACGTCCACGTGGACCAAGACCTGGGGGACCAAAACCCGTCAAACTAGAGAAACCAGATAACATCTTTGAGGCAGAGATCCCTGGTGTATCTGAGGAACACAAGGATGGGCGGAAGTTTAGGTATTCACGTGACTATGTTCCCACTGGACTTGACTACAGTGAGATTCCCAGCACACCTAGTAACAAGGTGGTGCCAGTTGATAACCTGCCTATACTTGTTAGA